GAGGAATTGAGAACCCTGAAAAATTAGCGGGTTGGTTGAAATCTAAGGCTTTTAAGCGAGGTCAACTTTCTCCTGCTCACAAATATCGTGGAAGGAAAGGTTTTCGTAAGTTTCCGAAGGCTTCAGTAAGAATGACCAGAGCTGACTACAGAACCTATTTACGAGAGAGAAGGCAAAGAAGAGCAAAAAGGATAGGTGTATAATGCCTTACACTTTATTAAAACGAGGAAGTAAATTTTGCACCCGCAATAAGCGAACAGGACAGGTTGTTTGCTATTCAAGTGCGGCAAAGAGGAAAACAGGAATGCGGATGAGAGAGGCATTTGCTCACGGCTGGAAACCTACGGGTAAAGCTAGAGGTAAAGCCAAAAAGAGAAATCCACTTACCAGATATATTGCAGAACGCCAAGCAAGTAGATTAAGGAAAATTGTCTAATGTTAAAAGGAGAATCCAAAGAGATTAAAGAGCAAATTCTTCTCAAGGCTAATAGTGTTGAGGAAATGATTAAGCACCCTGGCTGGAAAGATGTTATTGCTCCAGATTTAGAAAGATTAGAGAAGCAATTTAATGCACAACTTATTGATGAGAATGATACAGCAAAGATGAAGGAGTTACAGAGTAGAATTAGAGGAATTGTTTGGTTGAAAAAATACATTGAGGTAATACTTGCACAGGGAAAAGAAGCAAAGGAATTATTGAAGAAAGGGGGATAAAAACTGATTCCAGCACTTTCCTATCTTGCCCCTTGTAGGAAACTGGAGAAGGAGGATTAAAATGGCTGATGAGGAAAGGATTGAAGGGACTGTCTCTGAACCAGAGGACACAGAAACTTCACCAGAAGATTCTCAATCTGCTCCCAAGGAATTGGATACAGCAGATTTGGGGGAGAAATACAGGGCTTTAGAGGAACGCTATAAGCAATCTGAAACCAAGATTACTGAGCTTGGTCAACAGAATGCCGATATGCAGCGTCTTTTAGATGTTTCTCGTATTCAACCCTCCAGAGAAGAGAAACCTTCTGAGCCGATTGGTGATAGATTGTTGGAAAATCCTGATGAGGTTCTCGCGGAAAGAGAAAAGAAAATCCGAGAAGACCTTACAAAGGAATTTAATGCCAAACTCTACTATCAACAATTGGCAACAAAGTTCCGCCAAGAGAATCCTGATTTAGCACCTCACGAGGATTTAGTGGCTCTCTTTATGAATAAGACTGACCTTAGCAAATCAACTGAAGAGAGGTTAAAAAATGCGACAGAAATGACAAGAAACTATATCACTAAAATTCAGAATGAGGGAGCTAAGAAACTTGCTGGAAAGGCAAGTGAAACTAAAAAGGCTTTTGTTGAAGGCGGAGGAGCTTCTAAACCCGCTCCACCTCCTAAGGAAGAAGAACCTTACGAGGACTATATGAAGCGGAGAAAGGCTCAATCTGCTAAAGCAAGAGGTCTTATATAAGAGGATAAAAAATGGCTGGACAGGTTTTTGCGACTGGAACATTGGGGGGTTATTTTACCTTACCCAAACTTTCCAAAGAACTCCGTTTTGCCGTGCAGCCTCTTTTAAAATTCCGCCAGTTCGTTGGCGTAAAAGAGGCTTTTGGCAAGAACAGGGGTGATACGGTTGAGTTTGATAAGGTAAGTAACATTTCTGCACAAGGTGGAACTCTCAATGAGACTGCAACCATTCCAGAAAACAACTTCACCATTTCTAAAGGAACGATTGTTATTAGTGAATATGGTAATTCAATCCCCTTTACAGGTAAATTGGAGGCATTGTCTGAATTTAGTATTGATAATGCTATTACCAAGACCCTGCGGAATGATATGGCGAAAGTTCTGGATAAGGCAGTTGCTACTCAGTTCCAAACCTCAGATGCGAAGTATGTTTGTTTAACTTCTACTTCTGGGAATCTATCACTTAATGGAACTGTTGCTGGCACTGCTGGTGCTAACCTCAACGCCTATCACGTGAAGCAGATTGCGGACACAATGAAGAAGGCTAATATTGAGAAGTATGACGGGGAGAACTATATTTGTATCGCTTCCGTTAATGCTATTCGTGGTCTTAAAGACGATAGCAAATGGGAAGATGCTGCAAAGTATGGCGACCCTGAAAGACTTTTCAGTGGAGAGGTTGGTAGATATTATGGTGTGCGGTTCATTGAGGAAAACAATGCCCTTTCTAATATTTTAGGAAGTGGGGCTCAGTATGGTGAAGCAGTTTTCTTTGGAGCGGATGCGGTAATGGAAGGTATCGCTATTCCAGAGGAAGTGCGAGCCAAAACTCCTACTGACTATGGACGAAGCAAGGGTCTTGCGTGGTATTTCTTGGGTGGTTTCAAGAAGATTTGGGACTATACCGATGATGGGGAATACCACATTGTGCATATAACTTCTTTGTAAGTTAATTAAAGGGGAGGGGAGATAATTTTCTCCTCTCCCCTTAATGGAGGGAAAATGCCTTACGATTCTCAGGAATATGAAGCCGACCAACAGATGAATGTTCCCGAGGCTCTGGAAGGAACAATAACTGCTACTGCTTCTGGCCAAGAAGTAACGGTTGAGGATGTAAGTAAAATCCGTTTCTTTCAGAATGTTAAACTTACTGGTATTGCAGCCTTGATTGATACTGCGGCAGCGTGTGCTTCTCCTGTAATTAAGCTAATGAATGGAGCGACTACTCTGGCAAGTGTAGCGATAAGCGGTGCAGTAGGAGATATTGTTGCTGGGTCTATTGCTTCACCAAATATTGATGCCAGTGTTACAGAACTTCAGCTTGATATTACAGGAACTGGAACTGCATCTGCAGCTCAATCAGTAGGGAAGTATTATCTGATGATTGGCTATCAGGAAAGATTTGTATTGTAAGAATGTGGTCTTTAAAAACCTCTAAAGGCTATGAAGCCAAAAAGTGCCGTTACAGGGTAGTTAGTTACTGTAGGGGTTTAGGACTGGATTTGGGCTGTGGGGATGAAAAAATTGTCCCCACAGCTCTCGGGATAGACTTTGCCAGTAATAAAGCAGAGCTAAGGCTTGATTTATCAAGTCCTAATGCTTTAGGTCTATTTGCTACTGGAAGCCTTGATTATATTTTCTCTTCCCATACTTTAGAGGATTTATGGGATACAGAAGGAACTCTGAAGGAATGGTGGAGAGTAATTAAGGCTGGTGGCTATTTAATCCTTTATGGACCCGATAAGGATTATTATCCGAATATCGGTCAACCGGGAGCAAATCCTCGGCACAAACACGACCTTTACTGGCAGGATGTCTGGAAGATTATAGAGAAGTTTGGTAATAGCAAACTTATTTTGGCTTCCCGACATAATGAGGAAGATGAGTATTCTTGGCAATTAGTCTGTCAGAAAGTAAATTGCTCTTTGAAAAGTAGAAATATACAAAGTATCTCTAAAATTAAGCATTGCTTGTGTCCTTTTAGAAGGAAACAGAGAAAATGCTTAATCATTCGTTATGGAGCGATAGGGGACGCTATCTGGGCAACAATTATTCTTCCGCTGGTTAAAAAGGAAGGTTATTACATTGTTTATAATACGACTCCTTATTCCTATGAGGTTTTGCAGAATAATCCCTATATTGATGAGTTTATCTTACAGGATAGGAATGCAATTCCCAGTAAAGATTTAGGGGACTATTTTAGGGAAATTTCAAAGGGATTTGATAGGGTAATCAATCTCTGCGAGAGTGTGGAGAAGAAGTTGCTTGTAGTGGAGAATACAGAGGAATGGAAGAGACCTCAATGGTGGAGACATCAAGAATGCAATAAGAATTACTATAATGCTACTCTGGAGGCGGCGGGTTATCCCAAAGTGAAAGGAAAAAGAGGAGAATTATACTTTGATTCAACGGAAGAATATCTGGGTAAAATCTTTACCGAACATCATAAGAAGTATTTTACAATCCTTTGGTCTCTTTCAGGAAGTGCCTTTCATAAGGTTTATCCCTGGGCAGAGTATGTGGCAGGAGAAATGTTAAAGAGGCATAAAGATATTGAGATAATTACCGTTGGGGATAACCTCTGTAGAATTTTGGAATGGCAGATGCCAAGAACGATAAATAAATCCGGGGTCTGGGGTATCAGACAATCATTACTGATGACTAAATATGTTAATTTGGTTATAGGAACTGAAACAGGGATACTTAATGCAGCTGGTTGTTATGATACACCAAAGATTTGTCTTTTATCTCATTCCTCAAGAGAGAATTTAACGAAATATTGGGTTAATGATTTCTCTATAGAATCTCCAGCAAAATGTTATCCCTGTCATAGACTTAATTACACATTAAATGCTTGTCCATTAGAGAAATTAACTCACGCTCCGAGATGTATGGCGGAAATAAGTCCAGAAATGCTGGCGGATAGGATTGAACAAGTTTACCAGAAATTCTGGCAACCTAAAAGAATTGTTGAGGTGGAAAGGAGGATTTATGCCTGATAAAAGGTTAATTGGGATAAGTTTTAATGGGAATGTGGTAAGCAATATCTATGAAGAAGCAATCAAGGAACAACAAGAGGATAATTTTATTAAGTGTCCTGATTGTGGAAAATTAGTTAAAGGAGAGATAGGATTAGAGCAACACCAGAGAATGATGAAATTCTGGAAGAAGCAAAGGAGGGTGAAGAATGACAGCGTCTCAAATCTGGGCGAGAGTAAAACTTAACCTTAATAGAACCGACGAGGGTATTGATGACAGAATTAAGGAATGGGTTAATGATAGACAACATACAATCTGTCGGGAGTTTAATTTTCATTTTTCAGAGGTAGAACAGGAAGCAGAAACGGTTAGTGGTCAGCGAAGTTATAAATTTGCCGATATTGCTCCTGCATATAAAGAAGAATTAAAGGTTGACTTAAAAACTTCTGCGGGCAAGTGGTTACACCTTAAAAAGTCAGAGGTTAGGGATTTAGAGCAGAGGAAACAATTTAAGGACACTACCGAGACTGGAACTCCTACCCATTACTATGTCTGGCAGGATGCTTTCTATCTATTCCCTATTCCTGATAAAGCTTATACCTTAAATCTTAAATATTTTTCTTATCTTACGGATTTATCTGCTGGAACTGATACCAATGGTCTTACAATTCATTATCCTAATGTGCTTATTTATGCGGCTACAGGAGAAGGGTTTGCCTATTTTGAAGATAATGAAGCAATGATGAAATATGAAACAAAATATGCTAATGAATTGAGAAAAATGATAAGTCAACAGGTAAACAGAAGTTATGCGAATTTAGATTTACAGATAAAGCCCCGCACTAAATATGAAAGTGTGGGCTATCAAGGAGGCTAAAAATGGCTTTTTCTTATTCTTGGGACGAAACTACCCCTCTAAAAAGTAGTTTGGCAAAGGATATTGATATCTATATCAGAGAACAGGTAAAGAAGGCATTAGGGGAAAGATTAAGACAACAGCATAGTTTGGCGGGAAATGCTGCTGATGGAGAACATTTACCTGGTAAGGTTACGGTTGTCTTTGTAGGAAATAAAGCAAGTTTTCCTACCCCAGATACTACCACAAAAGGCTGTCTGG